CGCTTTTTCGCAATGCGCATGGCTTCCGCCGTGTCCGCAACTTTTTCGTTGATTTCCAGCACTTGCCCCGTTCCCGCGCTGCTGTCCGGCGTGAACGTGTATTCTATCGTTTCTTTCTTTTCGGAATCGGAATAGCTTACATGACAGCTTGTGTACGCTGTATCCTTCATGTTTGTTGACAGGTTAAAAGAAAGAATATCGCTGCTTCCGTAAGTAATTGTTTTGATCGGCGGTTTTCCGTCATAGTCCTGCTTGTCAAAAATGACAACAGACAGCGCGGTAATTTTCAGCGCTTTTCCCTCCGCATGGCAAAGCGTCTGCAAAAACCGTATATCCGATTGCTGTACCTGCTCTTTTTTGCTGTACTTCGGATTTTCCGCGCATTCATACATCAAAGACAGGCCGGCTTCCGCCGCGATCTGCGCGGCGATCGCCTGTAGGCTTGTATTCTCCCAGCTGCGGCATTTCTTCTGCATCCGCAACGTTGACGTATAAGGGATTGACGTGCCGCTCAACGTTGTTTTCATGGGCGGCCCCGCAAGCTTTGCGCTGTCAATCTCAAACGTTCCGCAGTTCAGAACGCCGGAACGCCCGCTGCCGTTCCAGTCCAGTTGCGCAAGTTGTACCTGCACCATTTTAACGGATGTGGCCGCCGGGCCGCTCCCTGCGCCGCTTCCGCCGCCGCTGGCGGCGTTTCCGGCTCCGCCCTGGGTATCCGTATCCCCCGCCGCCCTTGCGTCCTGTACGGCTTCTGTAGGCGTTGCCGTTACTTGTCCTCCGGTTGTGATCTTGAACACTTGCCCAGGGAAAATTAAATCAGGATTTTTTATTCCGTTTTCCTGTACGATCTGGTTATACTTTGACGCGCTCCCCAAATACTTTGCCGCTATGGCTGACAGTGTATCCCCGCGCTGTACGATATAATCTATCGTTTCTGTCGGGGCCACTTCCTTTTGTACCAGTTTTCCGGTATCCGGCGGCGCGATCGTTGCTTTTACTTCTAACCACTGTTTGTTCCCTTCATTTGCGGCGTTGTCATAGGATATTTGAAGATCGTCCGCTGCGTCTTCCTCGTTGTCTGTGTATGTTGCCGACAAAAGGCGGTCTGTCAGGTTTTGCGGAAGCGTCCCGCCGATTGCCACCACGCGCAATTCAACCCGCCTTGCCCTGCTCATTCAAGAATCCCCCTTTTCCACGGCGGCAACTGCATATCCACCGGATCTTCCGCCGCCGGGATGGTAAGAACCACCCCGGCGGGAAAGATAACGATAGCGGCGTGATCTGCGTTCGCCTTAATCAGCTGATCCGTGTATAAGACGCTCCCCATCTGTTCATAGGCTATTTTGTCCCACATATCGCCTTGTATGGTTCGGTATGTCTTATTCATAAACCATCCTTCTTTCGTCTTCCGCTTCCTGCCGCTGTATTTCTCGGAACTCCCGGATCAATTTCTGGTTGTTTTCTTCCAGTTTTTGATCCAGATCGTCCGGCTTGTCCCCCTGCACTATGATCGTGGGGGAATTGTTTACGGTTATGTTTTGCGTACCGCCGCCGCGTCCGGGGTTCCGTGTAACTTCCGGCGCGGTTCGCACTTCCGCTGCGGCGTTTCCACCACCGCCGCCCACCTGCATTGCCGCTGGCGCGGACTTTACGGCGGCTGCGGCCCGGTTGCTGCTTTCCAGGATCTTTTGCGTCCGCTCCGCCGTGTATACGGTCATGCCGGGCGCGTTGGTTATCAGTTCCGGCCCCTTCTCACCCGCTATAAAGGTGCTGGGCGTTCTGGCCGTGCCCCGTGCGAACGTTGGCAGTTGCGGGATATTCACGCCCTTGCCGCCGACAACGGGAACCCAATCCGGGATCTTAATGCTGTTCAGCCCTGCAATAGCGCCGTTGATAATTCCGATTATGCCGTTTATAACGCCCTTCACAATGCTTGTCAGGGCATCCCACGCGCCGGAAAACACGCTCTTTATTCCTTCCCATGCCTGCGCCCAGTTGCCGGAAAACACGCCCGTTATAAACTGAATCAGGCCGGAAAGGACGGTTGCAAGGCCGTTCACAACGCCGCCTATGGTGTTGAAGACGTTCTGGAAGATTGCCAGCACAGACGGCAACACAGCTTGAATCACAGAAAGTATCTGCTGCATGATCGGCTGTATGATATTCCAGATCGTTGTAAATACCGTCTGCACCACGGGCAGGACGGCGGACAGCACCGCAGTAATAGTAGCTGCCAGAAATTGAACGCCGCTGACGATTGCCGGAAGTACGGTTGAAACAATAAAGCTGAAAATCTGCTGGACAATCGGGAAAACGTTCGTTTGTACAAATGTAATGATCTCGCTGATAACGGGCATGATCCCGGCAATGAATCCGCCGATAACCGGAATAATTCCCGCTATAAAATTCGCTATGGCTTGCACGATCTGCATGATAACCGGGGCCGCCTGCTGTATGCCGCCGACAATTCCCGGTATCACATCGGACACGATCACGCCCAGCACTTGTTCCGCCACTGGTACAACGTGTTCCGTAATAAAGCCTATCAGGCTCCCGATCGCGCTTCCTACGGTCTGGGCGGCCCTTATGAAGCCGTCAAAAACCGCTGTTCCCTTCGCACCGAAAATGCTTTCTATCTTCTGGCGGGCCGCGTCCATGTTGCCGCCGGAAAATACGTTCTTGATCGCGTCCCCAGCCGCCGTTACAGCCGCAACGATCTTGTCAAAGATTTCAAGGCCCTTGTCCCCGAAAATCCGGCCTACCGCTTCCCGTACCTTGTCAAAGTTCTTCCGTAGAAGCTGCACAACGGTAATAACCGCCGTGACAACCCCCACCACGGGAAGGATTTTTCCGGCTATGCCGCCCAGCGGCCCCAGCAGGGTTGATCCCAGCTTTCCCAGCGGCCCCACGGCTGTTTTCAGCGCGTTTCCAACCGGGCCTATCAAAGTCCCCAGTTTCCCAAACGCACCGCTTACAACGCGCCCTATGGTTCCCAGCGGGCTTCTTGCGATAACGCCGGACAGGCCGGACAGCACGCCGCCCAGCTGCCCACCCAGCGCCCTAAACGGCGCAAGGATCAGGGGAACGGCCCGGCTTCCAACGCCGGACAGCGGCCCCAGAAGTCTTCCTGCCAGGCTTTGCGCCCCAGCTGTGAATATGCTACCAACCCGCGTAAAAAGGCCGCCTGCGGCCCTCGCAAGCGGGTTGTTTGTCAGGATATTGCCCAGCGCGGAAGTAACGCCCCCCAGGGCGCTTCCCACATTTCCGAAATAGGTTAATACCCCTTTCCCGGCAAGTTTCAGCCGCCCGGCAAGTCCTATGCTGCCCGCCTTCGCGGTCAGGAATCCGCCGCGTAGTACCTCCAGAACCGTTTGTACTTTGTTTACTCCCAGGCTCATTTCCTGGAAGCCCAGCTTTAGGCCCAGCCCGCCCAGCTTCAGCGCGGCCAGCGCTCCAACCACCTTCATGACGGTTTGCACTAACTGCGGGTTTGCCTGGGCAAAGTCTGCAACCTTTTGTACTACTCCCGCTAATTTGTCCGCTGCGGTTGCCACGTAAGGCAAGAATGTATTTCCCAGCACCAACCCAAGGTTTGATACCGCAGTTTTGGCCCGTTGCATTTTTGATTCTGCGTTGTCCGTTGCTGTTGCGAACGCGGTTGCCGCCGCCCCGGACGCGTCATACATTTGCGCCGTTTTGCTTGCGAAATTGTCCGCTTGTTCTCCCGCTAACGCCAGAACCGCTGTTTGCGCTTCAACTGAACTGAACAGTTTTGCAAATGCTAACTGATCTCCGCCCACGCTTTCCTGTAATGCGGTAAGCGCACCCTGTAGGCCCTTGCTTTCCAGCAAAGCCTGCCCGTTTGCATATCCCAACTTTTGCAGGGACTTTTGCATATTTGAGGACGGGGACAAAAAGCCTTGCATGGTTGCTTTTAGCTGCGTAGATACTTCCGCAGTATTGCCCGTTACGCCCGTAAGCGTTGCCATTACGCCGAACAAATCTTCCTGCTTTACGGCCAGCGTTGATGCAAGCGGAATAACCTTTCCCATAGAAGCCGCAAGTTCCGGGAATGACGTTTGCCCCAGTTTCACGGTTTGAAACGCCCAATCAGCCACTTTTTGCTGTGCTTCCGCCGATGTATCGCCGTAGCCTTTTGTAACCGCCGAAAGAAGGTTGATCGCGTCTGTTGTGGTTGCTCCGCCAGCGGTAGCCGCTTTGGTTGCTGTTTCAAGTATTTTTGCGCTGTCTGCGGTATCTCCAAATGCGGAAATGACTTGATATAAACCGTCTGTCAAATCCCCGGTTCCCGCGCCTGTCGCGTTTGAAATACTGATAATACTTTTGCTTAATTCTGCAAGTCTTCCCTGCACATCACCTTCCAAGAGTGTTCCCACGTTTGACATTTGCTTTTCAAACGCCATAGAACTTTTTATCGGCCCGGCGTAGATCGCCGCCGCAACTGCGGTATAGGCTCCAACCGTGCCCAGCATTTCCGTTTTGGTTGCAGAAACATTTTGCTTGATCTTTTCCTGCTGCTGGTTAAGGTTCTTTAAGCGCCCCTGGGACGCTTGCAAGCGCTCATAGGAATTTTTCAGCCGTTCGTTTGCGCGTTCCAGATCGTCCGTGTTCAATCCGGCTTCCCGCAACTCCTGGGCCAGTTCTTCAAGGGATCTTTGCTGTTCTTCTATTTTGGCAGTAGCTTGTTGTATCTGGTTTTGATTCGCTTTGTACTTCTCGTTTAGCCTGCTGTATTCCTTGTTGGTGTCGGAAAGCTCCTTCTGTAACCGCTTGTATTCCTCTATGTTCCCTTCCGCTTCTGCGGTTTCCATTGCCCGTTGAAGATCGCGCTTCTTCTGGGCCGTCTGGGCCAGTTCGGATTGCAAGCGGTCATGTTCCGCCGTCAGGCGCTGCAATTTCTGCTGGTTCTGTTGAATGGCAGCGTTTGCTTTGTTGTAGCCGTCTATCTTTGATTGCAGGGCATTGACGTTTTTAACGCTGTCAGACAGCCGCTTTTGCGCCTGCACGGCGGCGTTGAAGGTGCTATGGAAATTTCCTCCCAGGGAAGCAGTCAGCTTGAACAGAAGTTCAAAGTTTTTTTGCGCCCCTGCCAATTACTTCCCGCCCCCCTTACTTGTCCTTCTGGGCGGCCTTGTCTTCTTCCTCCACTTCGTTTATGCTTTCTATCCAGTTGAAAAATTCGTGGAGCGGCAAGGCCATCCACTTAAACGGATCGGCATACGTCAGCCGGGCCAGCCTGTACGACTGTTTGCGGAACCAATTTCCGGGATACGCAATTTTTAGTATCCCACAGCCACTAAAAAATCCCGTGCGGCGTTCTTGATCTTGAGATAATGCCGCAAGGGCAGGCGTGCGATTTCATCCGCGCCGATCCCGGACGCACGGGCCGCAATGCCGCACTGGAACGCGCTGGATACTGTAGCATCCAGCACAATAATGTTGCGCTGCTGCAATTCCAGTTCCACCGCTTCCACGTCTTCCCCGGTCAGGCGGTCGAAATAGAAGGTCAGGCTTTTGTACTGCGTCCCCGTGATCTCAATGGGCGGGTTGAAGGTGTGCGTATAGTTCATGCTGTGCGTGTCCTGGGGCGCTTCCGCCGCCGTAGTGGTATCCATACCCGCCGCTTCCGTTGTTTCCTGGGTCACTTTTTCCTCATTCATATTCTCGTTGCTTGCCATTGTCGTTTCCTCCATAAAATTAAATTTAGGCGGGCCAGCAGCACAACGCCGCTGGCCCGCTCTGTGTTCCTGTTACTTGCCCAGTGCCTTTCTTACTTCCGCCAGGTAGTCCACGCCGTTAATAAGGCAGATGAAGTTCACGGGGTCAATCTCCGTTTCCTTCTTCCCGTCCCTGTAAATGGCGTAGTAGTATACGGCGTGTTCGCCGCTTGCGTCCGCCGGGGAAGCCACCGCCGCTTTACCCACGGCCAGCTTTTTCGGCATCGTCCGCAGAATGTGCTTTAACGATTCCTGCTTGTGCTGCCCCTGGTTGCTGTTGTAGCCCTGCTGGGATACGCGGCAATCCAGGTTATGAATACGCGGCTCGTTCATCTTCACGGCGGCGGGCGTAACCGTGCGGAAGCTGAACTTTGCCGTCATGGCTTCCAGGTGTCCGATCACAACGGCTTCAATGTTTCCGCTCAATCCCGCGCCTTTGATTTCCTCCACCAGCCACGCCAGTTCCGGGAACTCCACTTCCGCGATCCCGATATAGTCCACCGCGTCTTCGTACACGGCAAAGTTGTTTACCAGCTGATCAACTTTCGGCATTGTCTATTCCTCCCTTCTTACGCCGCCGGGGACAGCAGCACTTGCAGGTAGGAAAGATCGTATTCCATTACCCAGTCAAGCTGCTGCAACGGGGACGGGGGCGTAACGTAAATATGGAACTTCACCCGGCCCGCCATCAGGTTTGTAAGGGCGTTTTCGCTTTCCAGCATTTCCACCCGGCCCCCCAGGATCTTTTCCTCGGCGGTCAGGCTGTTCAGCCAATAGTTTACGCCCTGCATGATCGCGTCCAGCAGGCGGCGCGTGATCCGGCGGTCAACATCGTTCCAGGAAGTCAGGATCACCGTTTTGGCAATGTACTTGAACATCCGGTTGATGCTGTAGAAGTAGTCAACCGGATCTGTGTTGGCCGGAAATGCGGAAGTGTAGTTGCCCCAGGACACAAAGCCGTTGTAGAAGTTGACACAGGTAATAATACCGTTGTCGTTCAGATAGTTTGCTTTCGGCACGTCCAGCCGGACTTCCTCACCGTTTGCCAGCACCATACTGTCAGCACGCAAAACCTTATTGGACGCGCTTTCGCAAGGCGTGCCGTCCCCGAACTCCCCGCTGTTGTCCGTCTTGGACATACTGCCCGCCAGCTGTACGGTATAGTCAAAGACGCGATCCCCCAGCTTCACTTTCGGCCAGCAGCACAGCTGGTTCACGTTGAAAATGTTCATACGCTTTTTCAGCGCCGGAACGTCCGTGTACCATGTCGCGCCCTTTTCGCTGTCGCTGGGCAGTTCGATCAGCGCTTCCGCTTCAAACACGCCGTTGATATTTTCCGCCTTTGCGGACATGACCGCCGCAACCTCATTGTCGTGTGACCAATTCGGACACACGATAATGTCAGGCGCAAGCGTGTACTTCGGAAAAACATCGTCGATCAGTTCCAGGCCCGTTGTCTTGTGCGTTGTTACGCTGTATCCGCCGATAATATCACTTTTCGTAACCATAGACGGATCAACCGCGTCATAGCTTACCTGCTGGGCCGTGGTGGTGTCGGTCAGGAACTCGATCACGCAATTATCATCCGTGTAAAACACGGTATAATCGGCATCCCGCTCCATCCCTTCCACTTCCACCGTGTCCGCCAGGGCTTCCAGCGGCAAAAGGATCTGGTTTTCCACAGGCTCCATGCTGTCCGCCGCAACCTTCGTTTTGTGCTTTGCGGGGTCAAGCACGTTCACCATGATAACCGGGGCCACGTTGTACAGCGTGAACGCCGTGTAAATCTCCATGCACAGCGGGTATTTCTCCCAATCGTCAGAATACCCCAGGAAACGCACGGCTTCTTCGTAGTCATTCGCCATAATGACTTCGTTGGTCTTCCCGCCCACCATATGCACGGGGGCCGCGCCCACCGCGAAATGCACGCCGGAAGCCACTTTAATAGGCGTGGAAACGCTTGTTTTCAGCTTCGATGCGTTTACGCCGTGTGTCAGCGCCATCTATTATCCCTCCAATCCTTCCGTTGCCGCCAGGGAAGCAATGTCCGCGTAGAACTTATGCAGGGCGTTCCCGCCCGCCGCAATCTTCTGCTTCGCTTCCGCCAGCTTCGACACGGGCACAAGCATATTTTTGACAAGCGGGTATCTTTTCAGCACTTCCGCCATTTCCGGGGAAGCAAGGATCTGTTCCCGCGTACCCTCAAAAATTCTGTTGGTTTTCAGCCGCCCACGGGGAAGCTGCGGCCCCACATACACCAGCTTTTCCGCTTCCACCGCCTGGGGCGTGTCCTGGGCGGCCTGCTGCCCGTTCTGCGGCCCTTCCGCCTCCGTGGTGGTATCTGTACCCCCTGCGGCTTCCGGCGCGTCCTGAGCGGTTCCCTGGGCCGTCTGTGCGGCTTCCAGGTCTTCCGCCTTGTTCTTTGCTACTCTTGCCATAGTTCTTCAACCTCCCGTTTCATCGTTGGCAGGCCCCATTTTGTGATCATTTCCCCAAAATGGTACGGCCCGTATTTTTCTGTATCCGTGTAAATCAGGTATTCTATCGGGAAATGCAGGACAAAGCGATCATCCAGTATCCCAACCCGCTTTAACTCCGCTTTGATCTTCAAAAGCAGGTTTAGCACATCGTATTCCCCCGCGTCCCAGTCTTCGGAATACGTTGCCGCTATGATGCGGATCATACATTCGTTGTCTTCCACATCGTCTTCGCCTTTCAGCAGTTGCAGCAGAACATAGGGAATCCGTTTTATTTTGTCTTCCTTCTTCGGCAACCCGTACTTGTGGACTTCCGCCGGGCGCTCTTTCCGATCTGCGCCCGGTTCCGTTTCCACTTCCAGGATAATGTTTTTTGTGTGTTCCTCCACAAACGCGGCCAGGGTTTCCATAAGGAAAATTTCTGTCATGGTTTACCCTCCATAGCCGTTCAGCAGCCGTTCAACTTCGTGCATAACACGTTCGTCAACGGTCTTCTGGGCTTCTTCCTGTAGCTTTTCAGCCACGGCGGTTTCCCCTACCATGTGCGCGGCGGACAGGCCCATATACTCCGAAATAGGCAAATGCTTCCGCGTTTCCCTGTGAAATACGCCGATATGTCCGCTTTTCATTTCAGCTATAAAGGCATCGTCATAGACGGCCCCGCCGCCGCGCTTCATGGTTGCGCTTACCTGCTTTCCGGTTCCGGGCTTTTTCGGCGTTACGTTGA